GGATGCCTAACGATCTGTATGAGGAGCGCCAATAACAGGCCCCCCTCCGGCTTACGCCACGGCGGACACAACGAACGTCATGTACGCCAAATACCGATCCTTTCCTGAATTTCCGTTTTTCCCACTTGGAGGGCTCAGGCTCATGCTGTCGCAATGACGACATGAGTTTGCGAAACAAGAATTCTTGCGTTTCGCGGCCCTTTAGTGTTCCATACGTACTATACAGTGTCCAAAACTCGCATGACCCATGAATCGTTAAAGATTCGGTGGGTGTAGCAGAGTGCCAGTAAGTATCGAATTCCTCATCGGAAAGGGGACCTTTAATGTGCCGGAATGGCACTGGGGTCCACTTTTCGTAGAGGGCATCTATAGGGCCGAAAAGGCCTTCAAGATGTCGCTGAGAGAACCACCTGAAAAGGCGGTTACGATCAGAGAATAGTTCTGATACTACTGCCGGTGTACAATCAATATGCACCGGTCGGACAAGGTGTCCGCGGAACCAGTCGGTTCCGCAGCTCTCTCTAACAGGTCCTTCAATGAAGGATTTCTCCCTGTTAGTAGAGAACCCGCTCACATGTAGGTAGTGAATAACGTCGACAGCTAGGTATCGAGGGACTATAATATCATCCCCAAATACTGTTGTTGTCTGCCGTTGCCACCCATCACCATACACCATGCTTACACCGTAAACGATGCTCGCAAAGAGCAGAGACTCGATTGCAAACGTGCTACCGTTACCCATACTGGAGAGTTTACTATAACGTAACCTCATGCCGTTAGGCAATACACCAGAAGGGCTTCGGATCTCGCATAGATACTTAAACCAAGGTTTCGGTATCAGAAGTTTAGCAATGCGAAGTGATATAGTGTCACTAGCATTACGTAAGTCAATTGTCACTGGCGAAAGCCAGCTTTCATCGACACTTCCAAGGTATGCGAGTACCTGATTTTTCATTTGGGAATCTAAATCGATCCCCCACCGCTTCAGGCGCTTTCGGACGAATCCGTCGACGCCTAGTTGCAGCATAATGTTCATATCAGGTTCCACAGCAATCGGACGCTCAGTACGAGCGTCCTTCGGTACTGTCGTTATCTTATTACCAGGTACTATTTCAAGTACGGTATCCCAGAACACAGACCAGTTGATTAGGCTGGAAGGGTCAAGGGAGAACCTCTCACGGTAGGAGTGCTCTAGAGCACCCAACCAACGAGGGTCTTCTTTGATAAGACGACAAGCGTGAGTTTTAC